TAGACTTTGTGGATCGCCGGCAAGAATCAATGCATTGTTCATTATTCTTTTATATATAGATATAAGTATAGAGTAAGTATATAGGGGAGTGATAGGTGGACAGGAGTGGGGGATAGTGGGGAGGATGCCCACATATGTTCCTGTTTTATATCCATTTTATATCCATTTTATACTGAGGATTAATTAAATTATACTGGGTACCCCTTTGAGAGGTGACAATAATAGCTTTAATTTAACAATTATCTTAGCATTATGTTATCTCTATATACAGTTCCTTATATACTCTCTATATATAGTCTATATGATATCTCTATATATAGGGGATAGATAGTGTGTTGTTGTTTGGCGGATTTGATAATAAAAAATATTATTATTTAAATAAGAAAACGTCCCAACTCAACTAACCACCAAGTTGAGAAGGAACGCTTTCACTAGCAATAAATTTTTACAATCGGAGTTCTACTCCATACATCCGCTTGAAATCTCGTCTCATAGGATGAAGAGCCGATTCAGTTCCATGCGTTGTATACATTGGTCCATTGATACTCGGAGGGGGGAGTATCTTATAGACCCCTGATTTACAGCGACTTACTTCGAAACCTAACCGTTGAAGCTCAGCCATGACATTCTTCATGGATTTTGACTGATGCTGTTTGGGCATCTGTATTTCTCCTCTTGTAATCTGGTATATTGCCAGGTAAGACAAGTATATCAGTACATGAGGATGTTTGCAACACCCAGACACGACATTTCTAAGTTCGGCGGTCTGGGGCCTATTTTAAAAAATAATCATTTAGAAATGATCTTCTCACTTCGGCGGTCTGGGGTTTATAAATAAAAATAAAAAAGAATATTATCTAGTAAGTAGATACACTATATAAGCATACCTACTCACTAGATTTGTAATGTTCCGCGTTCTTTGCATGAATTAAAAAATAACAGTGGAGAAGGCAGGACTCGAACCTGCTAACAATCTATATAGATATATGGATATTATCGCCATGTTAACTTATGTTAAATGCGCATTATCTATTTAAGAGTTGTTATTCCCATACATCCCCGTGGGTGGACAGTTTATCTACATGTCCAGGTAGGAACCTCAGAAAGGAAGTTCTTCGTCAGTGTCATCAACACTAACAGCGTTTGCAGCAACACCAACAGGAGTTGATTCTGCACGTGCTGAGTTCTTCCACAGATCGATAGCAATAGACTTGTTATCTACAACCATGGTAAAACGACCACAAGGTGCATTGACTGCAGCGTACTGATCTTTAGGAACCAGATTGCCACCTTCATCAACAGTGATGATTTGTTGAGCGCCAGCCCAGTTAGTTGTCCATTGACGACTCATGTTGCCAATAGCCTTGATGCGGTCTTCAGCTTTCTTGACTTTAACCTGTGACCAGCTTGTTTGTGCTGCGAGTTCAGCTTTAAGCAACGCTGCTTCTTTACGAAGACGAACGATACGACTAAACTGATCAACGCTTGCATCAACGAGGTTCAAGAAGCCCTGACCAGTGCGAGACTGATTACGGTCAACAGTACCAAGTTCAAAGCTGGTAATAGGAATGCCTGCTTCGTGAGCATATGCTGCTACGATGTTTCCGCGATTCTGCATTGTACCAAGAACGTCAACGGCACCTGCAGCTTTAAAAGCATCAAATGCGTGTTGGATTCCTGATTCAGATGCACCAAATTGCTGGAACAACAAGGGCATACCCTCATTAAATTTCAAGCCAATGCGTGAAGCTGTATCGAGGAACGTTTGTTCGTCGAGTGGCTTAGCAGCAGAAGCATTTACAGTTGCGCGTAGCAATTCAGGTAAAGTCATTGTTTCACCATCAACAATAAGCTCAACTTCCATCTTTACAGGCTTGAAAATACCAGTAACGATTTTGTAAGTTTCACCAGTGTATGGGGACTTTTGCTGAATTACGCTCATGCGGGTGAGGCTTGCTTCATGAAGAGTTGCATATGCCGGCACTTCAATACCGTTAACGCTACCTTTGAATGCAATCCGACGACCTGCGTGGAGTGTAGTGGTACGACCAGTAGTCTCAAAGACTTCAGGTGTATCAGCTACGGATGAGAAAAGCTCGGCATCAAAACCAAACTTTGAAAGTATGTTATTGCTCATGATATAAATATTCCTTTTTGTTGTGTTTCTTACTGTTGTGTTTCTTCAGCATTGTGAATAGGGGGCTGATTCCCCTTTTCTTTGGTGGAACCGCTAGTTTCAGCGAATCCAGCTAAGAACTCATCTTTAAGACTCTTGCTCGTTGAAGCTGTCTTATTTGGAAGTGACTTTGCACCAGCGAATACTTTGCCAGTAATAGAGCCAATTTTCTTAGATGTAATATTCTTCATGTGTTTCTCCTGTGTTAATTATCGTAAAAAGAACCGAATAGTGTATCGAGTAGGTCTAGTAGCCAGTCAAACATTTAACGTTTTCCTCCATTTTTAGGTCCCCTTTTCTTGAATGAACCTTGAATGTAGAGAACGCTTAGAAAAGATACTAGACCTACTACGATATATATACTTAATGTGATCATGCAGAGCGTTTAATTTCGCCAGACAAGTCCTGATCATAAATACGAACAGGAGCAAGGTTGACGCGTTTACGCCATTTGATTGTTCCATTAGCTAGTGCGATGTTTAGAATGACTGATTGTACAAAAAGTAAACTAAACATTCCGCTGAAGTACCAATACCACATTAGACTGATTCCATTTCTGCTATTTTAATGCTATTGTTGTACCATTCGACTAGTGTGTTACCTATTTTTCCGTAGCGGGTAATGTTTTCGTTGTAGCCGGCGTAATCAATAAAGTATTGAGTACCATCCATAAGCTCAATTTTAACTTCACCATGAGTAGTATGATCAATAATCATAAGAGCGTTTAGATTCATGTCTAGGCGAATGTAAGCTTGACCACCGTTGTAGTGATAAAGTCTATATTCTGCTGCAGCAAGGTCAATAAGTTCCAATGATTGTAGAAATGTAATCTTATTCATTATATTCCTCCTGATAGTTAGTTTATTTTTTTGTTACGAAGCCGGCGATGTATGCACCGAAGATGCGTACGCGTTGGCTAATTGCAATAATAGTATTTTTAATGAAAAACATGATTATTTATGCTTTCTTGAGACGAGTTTGTTGCCGGCAAAGTAACCGATAACGAAACATATTGTTGTTATAAGGATTGATATATTCTTCTTTAAGTTATTCATTTTGCCTTTCTTGGTTTAGAATAAAAATAAAAGTGAGTGGCTAGTAAGACACTAACCACCCACTGATATTTGTGGAGGTGCTCGCAAAATGCTAGTTGCCAAACATTTTATCCCAACATTTAGGATGTATGCCTGTCATAAAGATTTCACGTTCATCTGGACCTAGGAATGGGAAAGCGTCTTGAATAAGAAGAGTTCCAGAATTCCAAGATTCATACTTAGATTTATCCACAATAATTTTATTATCTTCCTTACATACATAGCATGCAGGTGATGTAACAATAATTGTATCTGTTGAGTTATTTGAGTAGTTATATTCCATGTTAGTCTCCCTTTTCTTGGGTAGTTTGGTTTATGTACTTTGGGTCCTATAGTTTTTAAAACATTTTTTTAGAATATTTAGCTCCGCGTGTCTTGAAGTTCACCGAGAACTTAAGCATACTGCGAAGCATTTGATTATGAAGTGGCTCCGGAGGAGTCGCTGATTAATCAAAACAAAAAATAGGTATTAGTACTCCCGCAGACCAGAGTTGCAAGTCCGCGAGAGTACTAATTGGGGGATACCTATTTGGTTACGAATTTCCATTTAATGGAATCTAAGATAACCATGTTATTAATAACACGAGCAAAGAAAGGATCAGCTTTCCGCGCGTTGATTAGAGCAATCTGTAGAGTCTGTGACGATTCTTCAGACATTAGCTCACGGATAGGATATGTATTCACGTTGCACCTCCTAGTGCTACTATGGGAAAGTCGCAAAGGACAATCCCCTTTTCTTGGGTAGAGGGGGGTTGAGCAGTTTTGCGCAGAGCATACTCAGGCTCCGTCTGTGCATTTTACCAAGGACTACAGATATCCTTGAACCCCGTCGGGTAAGCAGTTTAAAGACATACTCAGGTCTTCACGAGTCACCAAGGTTCGTCGTTATCATCCACAACTGGAGACTGGAATTCAAGTTCTGTTACCAAACCCTTAAGGTCGGTAAAGAACTCGTCTTCTTCTTCAGTTGTAGCAACGACTACTTGCTTGTCAGTGACACGCATAGCAGCCTTGAGTGCAGCAAAGTCCGCGAATTTGATATTCATGGAACCGTTGCTGGTTGCTTGGATGGCGGTCAAATCAATGACCAACGTGGCTACCTTTTTGCCGAAGATTTCCCGCAAGAAATTAGCCATGTTAACTTGAGCCGACTTAGTAGGTAGATTAACCCACACAGTAGACTCAGGAAACAGTGGGCTAGTTTTGCCAGAAATAGGCTTGAGCCACAAGGAAGACTTGTTCACGTCCGGAGAAGTGTTCAAGTAGACCTCAGTTTGCATTGCGTTGAGTGTATCACTCATTTTGGCACCTCCAAGTGCTTGATGTTGTGGGTATCGGTTGATATCCCTTTTCTTGGATAGACCACGCCGAAGCGCAACTACCCGAGATTTTGCTGTGAGTCTTGCGTGGACTTTCCGCGCAGTGACTTTAGAATATACGCTTAGCGAGCCCCCACAGGGCGAGCGTAGCGTTGGCAGATAAGTGTTGCGTGGGGTTTCCGCGCAGTGACTTTAGAATGTAGGCGTAGCGAGTCCTCACGGGACGAGCGTAGCGTTGATAGGGGAGTGTGAACCACGAAGGTAGCCCGGAGTTGTTCCGGAGACTCGAGGTAGGCCCTTTCTGGGGACTGATTGAGTCCTCCCCTAGGGTTTTAGAATAACTCTAACTACTACTTGTCCCTGTTACGGAACCAGAGCATTGCCTCATAGAAGTACTCAAGGACCATATGGTCAGAGTTCTTGGGAGAGGTGAAGAGCCAACGATCAAAGTTATTCCGGTCGTCGTGCTTGAGCTTGACTGACTCAGACTTCCTGATGTAGGACATGCGAGTCATGCTCAGGATGAACTTGTGGAACTTGACATCGTCGTTGAGCCTTTCCTTGTAGGAGGCAAAACGATCAGCTATGGCAATTGCTACATTGTCATAGTGCTCAGAGATTGCAGCTTTGTCGTTCTTGATGTTTGCAGGAACGGTGAACTGGTTCTTGAGCTCCGTAACGAGTTTGCGGAAACGATCCTCATTCTGGCCATGGATGGTGATGTTCAACTCAGGGATCTCCTTGATGTTGACGTTCAGCCAGCTAATCATCTTGTTGTGAGTCTCACGCACCATCATTTCACGAGGGATCATGAAGTCACGAACAATCGGAGACTGCTCAGGAGAAAGATTGCCAAGCCAGCTATTGATGGCCCTGCTCTGCTTGAGGCGAATACATGCAGCATTCATGTTGCGACTGTACCACCAGTAGGCATCGATCTTCTTCTCAGTTACGAGAGTTGCAAGAGTATTGTCAGACCACTTGACCAAAGTACTGAGGTCGTTCTTGTCACCCTTGCACTGTTGCAGAGCGTCAATCATATCCTCGTTTGCACATGGCAGAGTGTTGAATGGGGAATCGTAGGTGCTATACCAAAGCATCTTGGTCTTAACTTGACCACCAACTCCTGCTCCCTTATAGAGAGAGGTGTTATAGTTGTAGCGAGTAAGTTCCCAGTTCCAAACAGGGTGCTGAGGACGGTCAGATCCACGAACCTTGGATGGAAGCTTGCCATTGCGAGCAGTGCTGTTGAACTTGTCAAAGTCCTTCTCGTAGATGGTAGGAAGGTTGATTCCGTCATCCTTACCAAGGAAAACAGGTCCAAACCCGTCTACATCCATGATATGAAACTCACTCCAGTCATTTGGGGTGCGAACAATGAATGCCACAAGGCGAGTATTGTTATCCTTAGTCACCATTAGGCGAATATGAACTCCAATCTCATCATCAAGGTCTGCACCACCAAGTTTGCCAAGGATCTCAGCAGCTTGATTACCAGGGATCATGAATGTCTGAGTTTCCTCATGGTACATGCCCTCGTCGCTTGTAAGGTCTACATCATAGCCAGCAAGGTAAACAACCTCTTTGGTCATGACATAAGCACGATAAGCCCATGGCATGAAGACGAATGACTTCTTTGACTTGGACGGAGCTTTCCAACAGGTGCCTACTTTACGAAGGCTGCCAGTGTTGTCATACTCATCCAGGAACATCTTCTTGAGTCCATTTGCTCGCATGAACATCATAGTCTGGCTGATACCAATACCAAGGTCAAGATCATTAAGCATTGCTGCCATCTTGTTTGTCTTGGACGTGAACTGGCCATCATTGATGTGAGAGATCTTCTCAGCCTCAGTGGTTGCACGTTCTGGCATGATGTTATTGAGCATCTCGATATCCTTGCCCTCTACCATGTCGTCGAAAGCTTTATCCAGCACAACCTGGAAGGTATCAAGCATCTCGCCAAACTCAAATACACCAGGAATTCCCTGATATTGAGCAAGCATCTGATCATTAGTCTTGACTATGCCAGGACCATGGTGTGGTTCCAGTGTAATCATTTCCCAAGTACCATCAGTGCCAAACTCCTTCTTGAAGTTATCCACAGATGTAAAGATGTCATATGTCTCACCTTTACCAATGATACCAAGCTTACGAAAGCGAGCATTGATCTTATCACGTTGTCCAGTGATGAGGTTACCCTTGATCAAGCCAGCTACACCATTCACGTTTGTAACAATACGAACGGTATGGTTGGTGATCTTATTATCATTTATCTGACGCACAATGTGACCATGGCCACTATTGCGATAGACATACCGTACTGTTTCTACGGCACCGATAGAGATACCATCCATAGTCTTCTCAGCAGCAAGGTCATCAACCAGGTGAGGAAGAGCTTTGCGGATCTCCTGATAGGACAAGACCTTGATACGGAGCTTCTTGCTGTCACCTTTGTGAACTGCATATCCACTAACGGACTTGACTAGTTCCACAAGACGCTTTACCATCTTATCGGAGTTGCCAATAACAAAGCCATACTTAGCCATGTTGACATAGTCTTTGCTGTTGTAGCCCTTGATACGGATGGTGGTTTCTGCATCGAAGTCAGCATAACCAAAGATGATATCCTTAGGCTTGCTGATAAGAGATGAATCAACCTTCTGATGGTCACCAGTGAATGGGTTCTTGAAAGCTGTGATGGTTACACAAAAGCTCTCATGAGAAAACCGATCCTCAAGCATGGCAAACTTGTAGTTACCACGGTTGATTTCGTGAACGATGACAACACCTATCTTGGTGAGCCAATAATCAGGATCGTTAGTAATAACACGGCTGATTACTGTGTCGTTAATTGTGGTAGTTTCAATCAAGTATTCCTTGATCATAGCACCTCCTTGGGTAGTGGTCTTTACCATGTTTGGCTCCTTTTTGTTGTCCTGAATATTTACATCAGGGTTAAGGTGGTTAGTGGTCCGGTCAAAAGGCTGAGTGACCTCTTGCTTGGGAGCACCTTTGATTGTGCCGGACTTCTGGTCCAAGAGAAGCTGGGAAGCAACTGCATAGCTGCTATCAGCCTCAACGGGGATCCATATATCGGATCCGGTATACTTGACGAGATATGTCTTCATGACATTCTCCTTTCCCTCAGCTTTATACTGAGAAGATAACAGGAACCGCCTGTTGACGGGGATTCAGGGATCTCTACCCTATCCGTAAAAAAAGAGCTCCCCCAGAGCCGAAGCCCTGAGGGAGACACGTTTCTTATATACTTCTGAGGATAGTTAGTCCTCGTCAGCAGGGTCACAGATGCAGCCTTCAAAGCCACAATCCTGACACCTGCCAGTGTAGTATTCTTCGCTAGACACACAATCAATATCACATTGATCGATGGTGTGCAAGCAGTCTGGACAGTACCTCATGGCACTCTCCTTTCCCCCAGCTTGATACTGAGAAAGTAACAGGAACCGCCTGTTGACGGGGATAAGAGATCGGTCTCCTATCCATAAAAAAAAAGTTCCCCCAGAGCCGAAGCCCCAGGGGAACAATTTTCTTATTTTTAATTAACCTTATTTACTAATAGGTATTAGTAGCAACGTTGACACAAAAGCATGTCAGCATTTGCTACAGTACTAGGGTCGTACAATCCACTACACATGGAGCAACGCTCTGCTGTGATGGTGGGCTGTGACTTAGCTACCTTTGTAAGCCTTTTCTTTACCGATGCTTTCGGAAAGATCCGGACATAACATGCGTCACAGTAGGACCACATCCTGCTGCGATGACCCTCTGGATACTTTGGCAGTAGTGGATTACCACACCTGCATCCAGGGTTAGTGCATGTATAGGAGTAAAGCTTCATGCTTATTCCTTTCTATTGGTTACCAGGAAGCTGGATTAGCTGACCTGGGGTGATGTCACTACCGTACTGCAGGACAAGCTGATCGATAGCTACTTCGATGTTGCTTGTGCAGTGTAGCTGTGCAATAGCTACGATGGTATCCCCACTACGAACAGTGTGGATTGAACCGTCGCAAACTGCAACCTTGCTTGAACAACCCATTACAGTGACTGTAAGGACTGAGATGAGTATGACAATAGCTTTACGCATTGTTCTCCTTTGTTAGTGATGGTAAGACCCCATACCCGGGTGGGCATGTTAAAAGGTCAAAGGACACGTATGTATCCACTATTACCACCCTAAAATTTTTCCCTTATTTTTACCCTAGTATGACTTTATATACATTTATATATGTTTCTCAAAAAAGTTTTCCCTACAGGTTGCAATCTATACTCACACCTGATAGGTTCTGGGTATTCGGGAAGGCCCCGGGAAATAAAAAACCATAAAGGATAAATCAATGAACTTCATGAACTGCGATAAGTGTGTATCAGAATTCATCATTAAAGATGCTATGTCTAGCTCTGTACGTTGTCCTGATTGCTCTATGTGGGTAGATACAGAGCCGGCAGAGAATTATTCTTCTAGACACTATGGAAAAGGATATGTAGACGAGTATGTGGATTTTGACATGGATAATTATGGGTATGCAAACTGAAGGGCACACAGACAATGCTTAATAAAACAAATAGAAAACTTATAGTAGCATCAGAGAAGTTGTTCTCATCAAACAGTCTTTTACAAGAGTTCATGAAAGATCATGATATTCTAACTTTTAATTACGATACTTCTATAGACCTAGAGGAAAACTCTAGAGAAGTCTGGAAGAAGTTCAAAATGATCCAGGACTACTCCTATGAAAAAGTTGTTTTAATGGCTCATGGAGTTGACTGTAATATTATTTATCCCTTGTATCGAAACAAGAAGCTCGACTTTGATGCGGCGGTTTTTGTAGATTATAAGAATCCAGACACATTACTTATTCCTCCTTCTTATGAGCAAGCTTTGAAAAAGTCTAAAGTAAAGATTTATTCTTTTTCTACAAGAAATAAAAAAGAAACACCATGTGCAGTTATACAAAGCCACCAATCGTTACCATGGTACTACACCATTAGGTCACGCAGACTAGCACAGGAAATATATGGATGTGTTGTGTATGACACGTACCAAGAGAACTACTTGAGTGGAGCTAACTCAAAGTTAATCTAAGTAACTAGCCTCGGTTCGGACCAATGTAAAGCTGATGAGCTTCTTCCGGACCGAGGTCTTTTACTATTTCTTCTACATCTTTTTTAATAATACGAGACATTTCCAAAATGAGTTCCCATTGTTCCATGGGAAATACTGAAAAGACTATTTCACCTCGATCAGAGATGTGACCTGTGATCATCTTGTCTTCGTCTTCTTCGAGACCTTCTGGCAGTAAGAAGTCCATGAATTCTTGTCGAGATGTTTCGCTTTCAAAAAAGCTCATAAATCTATTGAAAAAATCCATATATACTAGAATCTCCTATACATATAAACTTATAGTAACGCCAGTAATTTGAAAAAAATCCAAAAAAATTTGTCGGCGGAAAGTTGGTTACTTTTCGAGCTTCTTAAACAAGTCGTAGTAATCTACGTAAGAACCTATCTGACTGACCTGAAGCTTTGTTGAGCTGTTATCTTTCTTTGGATCCTGTCTTACGACCTTAAAGCATTTAATTTTCTTCTTCATCAATCTCCACCCAAAAATCGTCACAGTCTCTACACCTTACACTATATCTTTGTTTATTGTCTTCATAATCTTCTTTTGGAAGAGCCGTAAGAATAAACTTAGGGGGATAATTACAATCAGGACACAGTGTCGGGTTGAAACCCATTTTTAATTTGCTCCTCAACTTTTTTTGCAAGCTCAGAATCGCCTTTTAGTTTTTCTATGGCGTTGTCTCTACCCTGCGAGAAAGACTCGCCGTTATAATAAACCCAAGCACCACGTTGTGTAAATAGCCCGGATTGCATTCCTAAATCCAAAAGGCATCCAAAGTTATCTACGCCTTTTCCATAGTAAATATCAAATTCAGTAATCTTCATTGGTGGAGCCATTTTATTCTTAATAATTTTGGCTTTGACTTTAATCCCAATTGAGTTTCCGGATTTGTCTTTCAAGTCTTCTTTCTTGCGAAGATCAATTCGAACTGATGCTGCATACTTAAGTGCCATCCCACCAGGTGTAGTCTCTGGGTTACCAAACATAACTCCAATTTTACTTCTCAATTGATTAATGAAAATAATCAGAGTCTTATGCTCATTAGCTAGACCAACTAGCTTGCGCAAACCTTTTGACATCATTCGTGCCTGTAGACCCATCTGATTGGCCTCCATATCGCCTTCTAGCTCTGCTTTAGGAACTAATGAGGCAACTGAGTCAACTACGACAACGCCTATCTCTCCGGTGCGAATTAACCTATCTACAATTTCTAATGCTTGCTCGCCATAATCTGGTTGAGCTAGTAGAAGATCATCTAAGTTTATTCCTAGTGCATCCATGTATGCTGGATCTAAAGCATGCTCTGCATCTATGTAAGCACACTTGAGTCCCATCTTTTGGGCTTGGGCAACTAGAGATAAAGAGATAGTAGATTTACCAGAAGATTCTGGCCCATAGATCTCTACGATTCTTCCTAGTGGAAGTCCATCTATACCAAGAATAGAATCAAGTGACATTGCTCCAGTTGGAACAGATGGCCATTGTTTGACTTCGGAAGATCCGAGTCTCATTACTGCACCAATGCCAAACTGTCTTTCAAGTTGGGCAATTGCTAATTCAAGTGACTTTTCATCAGACATGTTTCTATTGTACCATATTCATGTCATGTAGTTTTTGTTCTATGTCTTTTATTTCAGCAATTGTTGCTTTTCTTATTCTTCTTAATTCTTGTTTACTCTGCCAATCGTTTCCAAGCATTGCAGAGTCAACCATCTCTAGTAGTTTATAGAGTTGTACTAATCTCGGTGGCTTACGCATTTATATCCTTTATTTGGTATACTTGAATAGTATTCAGATCGCATTATATCGTATTGGAGATTTAAATGAAACAACCCAAAGGAAGTATTGACATTAAGCTTGAATTCCAAAGAGCTTTACTTATTCTAAATAAAAGAATAACAACTGTTGATGATCTTTTAATGTATTGGCATTTCTCTGGTCCGTGTCTAGAAGACAGACCTGAAATAGAAAATATCTAGAAAAATTTGACAGAGCAATTATTTACTCGATATACTCTTATATAAGCAGCTAAGGAAACCACTGTGGTCGTAGTCACGCAAGTGAATCATATAATCTTATATTATATAAGCAAACTTATATAAGTATACGTATATAGAGTTAAAAATAATTCTTTGTTAAGATAAGATAATAATTTTTGTTACTATCTATTAAAAACAAGCAAGGACTCTATAAATGAATATTTATCAAATCTATGTGCCTGAGCTAGGAACTTATGTTAAGTATAAAGTTTTAGAGCCAGAAGAAGCTAAAATATTACTTGACGAGATAGATAACAAGCCACCAAAAGAATATCGTAAAGCTATTCTTGAATCTGTAATTTTTAATATTAAAACAGATGTAGCTGAGTCACTCAGGATGATGAGTAGAGGCGCAGCAGAAAAGTGTCTAGAAGCATTATATTATGGATGTATAATGCTAAATCCTGGTCTTGATATAGATCAGTGGATTGATTTAGCGTATTTAGAGAAACCTAATGCTTTAAAGAAAAGTCCAAAAGTAAATACTAAAAATGATATGCCAGATCTAACAGATCTTCCTCCAGAGCTTGAGGATTTTTTTAATAAGACTTTTAAAAAAGAATCTACTCAATGGCAAAAGGTAAAGCCAAAAAAACTTTCTAGAGAAAAGTTCCTTGGACTTGAAGCCCATTTGAAGGATAATATCATTGGTCAAGATCAATCTATAGAGACTATTGTCTCAGCCTTGAAAAGATCTCAAGTTGGATTAAATGATACCAATAGACCACTTGGTGTATTTCTATTTGCAGGAGCATCTGGAGTAGGTAAGACACACTTAGCAAACACATTGCATAAGTATATCTTTGGTTCAGAGAACTCTTTAGTAAGAATAGACTGTGGCGAGTTTCAACATAAGCATGAGAACCAAAAACTTATTGGATCTCCCCCAGGTTATATAGGCCACGAAGAAGGTGGTCAACTTGTTAATCTAGTTAGGAAATATCCAAGTACAGTTGTTCTTTTAGATGAAGTAGAAAAAGCTCATCAAGATTTATGGAATACATTCCTAAGAGTTTTTGATGATGGCATGCTTACTGACAATAAGGGTAAGTCGGTTAGTTTTAGGAATACAATCATAATCATGACCACTAACCTAGGTAACGACAAGATATCTGATGATCTATTGAAAACCTCAGCTGGATTTACCGGAAGAGTTGATTTTTCTTCTAAAACAAAAGAAATACCAAAAAAAGATATAGTTGAAAAAAATACTTTAGAAGCGGTTAGAAAACATTTTAAACCAGAGTTTTTAAATAGACTGGACAAAATATTAGTATTTAATCATCTATCTAGAGAAAACCTTGTAGGAATCGCAGAACTAGAAATGTCAGTTGTTAAAAACAAACTTTTAACCAAAGGCTACTCAGTAATATATACTGACTCCGTAATTGACGCAATGCTTGATAAGGGAATTGACTCTGTCAAGGGGGCAAGAGGTTTGTCTCAGATAAGAAGAGAGATGATTGAAGATAAGGTTGCTGATATAATTATTAATACCCCCCCTCCAAGGGGAACTATATTTCACTTAAATTATGAAGATGATCTTGTATTAAATTTAAATAAACCAAAGAAAGAAAGAAAGAATGATGTCAAAGAACAGTAATGAAAGACAAGTCAATAGTAGATATACCTTACCTTTGAATAGATCTGCAAAATCCTATAGAAAGTTTGTAAGACAAAATCTTTTTCCAAAAGGTCTTAAAAAAATATTTTAATTACAAAAATCAAAATAATTAATTACTATTCTATTATATCGTTTATAATGGAGGTAATTTATGCCACCTGGAGTAGGGTATCCTGGAAAAAACAGCAGATATACTCCACCAACACCTCTTGCACAAAAAAGTGCAGGCAGACAAGGTGCAATAGCAAATAAAGTACTTGGTTTAGGAGCAGCTAACTTAGGCGACTCTCCAACAGCTAGAAGAGCTCAAAACAAAGCCTTCGAAAAGAATGAAAGAATAAATGCATTTGATGCTAATCGAACCGGTAGAGCTACTCCAAAAGTAAGAATGGTTCCAGGTCAAGGATCAACAACAACTCCTGTAAGAATAAAATCAAGACCCATTAATCCAGATAGACTTCCAGTTCCAATGAGTAGTGGTCCGAGAGGTGCTGGAAGTAACTTACCAGCTAGAAGAAACCTACCGGCTACAACAGGTGGTAGAACACCAATGAACCCTTCAAGAAACCTGCCTGCAAGAGCAAGTGGAATGGGTTCAACTTCAGGACCTCGTCCTATAAACGTAGGAAATATAAACCATACACCACAAAGGCAATTAATGCTAGGAACAGGAAGGACTACAACTAAAGGACCAACCGATCCAGTATCAGCAGCCAAAACCACAACACGTAGTACTGGTGGACTTGGAGATGGGGTAGCTGGTGGTGCTTCTAAGATGAGAAATGGTAGAGGGCTTTTAATTGGAATGGGAGCTGCCGTAGTTGCAGGGTTAGCTTATGCAGGAAGAAGAGATAATGGAACTTCATCTGGTAGATCTTCCGCTTATAGGTACTAGGATTTAGATGAGAACTTTAGCACCGGAAAAAATAGCAGCTTTAGAAAGAATGGCGGCTGGCTCTGGTGGTGAAGCAGTTAATGCTAGAGCTGTTTTAGAAAGAGTCGGTAGAAGAGTACCTTCTGCTACTACGGGAGGAGGAATGCCTCCAGTAGTTCCACCAAGACGGAAGAACTGGTTTGGCAGCTGGTGGAAATAATCTACCCGTTCCACGTGGTGGCCAAGGGCGACCAATGGGTGCCATAGGTGGTGGCCAAAGGCGACCAATGGGTGCCATAGGTATGGGATCAGGATCAGGACGTCGTGGAGCTATAACTGAAAAAGGTGGTGGAGGGGGAAGGTCTGGCTCTAGTGTTACTTCAGTAATAGATAAACAAACAACTGATAAAATAGTTGACAATGTTCCGAAACCAAAAGGGTTTTTAAATAGTTTAAGTAAGAATCAAAAGTATGGATTAGGAGCAGCAGCAGCAGTTGTTGCTGGATTAGCATATCAAAAACAAAGACAAGACGTTAATCAAAGATTTAGGTAAGCATGAGTAATGAATGGAAAAATTACGTAAATACAAATGGAGATTTTGAACTTCCAAATTTTTTATATAAAACAATAAATGATTTAATGAAACAGTCTCTAGACATGGGCACTTTATTATCCAGTGATCAATATAAACTGAGAGCCTATAAAGAGCAGACTAAAAAACTTTTTAAGTCTAGATGGTTTGATATAGCGGAAGCTTTAGAATTTTTTGGCATCATAGAAAAATGTGGATGCTACTCAAATGGTAAAGACTTCTATTGCGAAGTATGCAAAGGTGCTAGATATCTTCCTACCGCAGTTTTAACCCCAGATGAAATGAGAGAAATTGGAGTTTTTATTGGCGCAGACCAAGGTATTGCGCTTGTAGATAAACTCCAAAGAAGTATATCTGACGTATTTAAATCAGCGTAAAATGCTTTGTCCCAGATGTTCTATAAAGATGCAGAACGTTGTAGAATATATCTTACAAGAAAATGAATTTAAATACATAAAAAACTTCTATTGCACAAAGTGTAAAAGTGCTGTTACAGAAGTGTTTGATGATATAGGGTTAGCCTCGAGTGAATGGATAGATTTTAATGTCTAATGTAGAAAAGTATAATAAAAATGATTTTATGAAAGAATTTGAGTCTCTTAGACCAGATTTATTTCTTCCAGAAAATTGGTCTGATCAAGACAAGCAAAAAGTAGTTGAGCTCATTCGTCCACAAAGAACAAAGACGTCAATGTTTTCATCTATACCAATGACATGCGAAACACAAAAATGTGTTTTTGCAGATACATGTCCACTTCTTAAGGAAAACTTAGCACCTAAGGGTAATCCTTGTCCTATAGAAATGTCTATAGTTTCTCAGTTTACTTATGATTATATGGAGCAACTTGAAGTTAATCCTCAAAACTTAGTAGAAGTATCTATGGTGAGAGACTTGGTGGACCAAGAAGTTCAATACATTAGAAAAACAAAACTTCTTGCTAAAGAACATTTTATTCAAGAAAACATTATTGGAATAGATTCCAATACAGGTGAACCAATTATGAAAAAAGAATTGCACCTAGCGGTAGAACTAGAAGATAAACTTCATAAGCGTCGCAAAGATCTTAGAAACCAATTGCTAGCAACCAGAGAAGCTAAAGCTAAGATTGGTCAAACGCAATTAGATACAGCTCAAACAATATCTGACATTTTAGATAAAGTTCAAGGAATAGAAAAAGAAAGACAAAAACTCATTAAACAAAAAATGGGAACTCTTGAAGTTGATGAATACATAGAGGTTGAAGTCTTAGAGGATAGAGATGAATCTATTTGATACAAGTAATTCAGACAGTCAGTCTTCTTTAGCTAAATTACTTCGTTCTTTAACTGGCGCAATGCCTGGTGGGGCAAAAGTAGCTAGACAAACAACACCTATTGGAGCAGATGCTATCAATAGGATAATGGGGAGTCCAGAAGAATTTATAGGAAGATATAAAGAATTTGAAGATGAGTACTTCAGAGTTCTTTCCGATCCTAAGAATACAAATAAATTTTCTAATATAGCAGATATGGATATCGAAAGATCTTCCGGAAAAATAGATTTAAGTAAATTAACATATCAGTCTCAACAGGACATGAAGAATTTTTTTCGACAAAGAGTTTTACAGATGGATAACCTTTTGCCGCAAGTTGGAATTCCTGGAATGGAATTTCCATCAGGAAACCTATACTCATCCATGCTCCAATATGAAGTAGATGAATATTCTCACCCTGCATCTATTTTATTAAATAAAATGTTTTTTAATGTGCAAAAAGATAAGCAAGGTGTTCAAGCATTAAACTTTGGTATGTCAAACATGATGAATACTGCAACACTTGAAAGATTAGCTTATCAAGCAGAGAATCCAGTAGACATAATTGGAAAAAGGGTATTAACTCTTGACGTAGAAACAACAGACGTTCTGCCAGATTCTCAAGTAAGACAGTTTGCTTATAAAGTTGGTGAAGAAGATGTAGTTGATGAATCATTTATTAATAGAAGAATGGATGCTGCTAGAGTTACTAAGTCTGGTCAAAGTTATAGGATGTCTGACGCTGTAAATCTCCCTTTAAAACAAATGGGTAGAGAAGCTCAAGAAATGGGTGAGGGTGGAATAAATTTTGTAGAAAGGTCCAAAACGTTATTTACAGAAATGTTAAATGCCGATCACGTATCTGGCCATAACGCTTTATTCGACTTAAATAAAATGGGAGATACACTTCGTAGCCTAGATGCCTTTAATGCAGACAACGTAGCTCAAGATTTAATGAATCAAGTATTTCAAAGAGTTAATACTCAAAAAGATTATTTAATAGACACTTCTGAAACTATGGGTTCATACTTCCAAGAAAAAGCTCGCTCTATGTTTCCAAATGATCCTGACAGAGCAAAAAAAATAGTTAATCAAATGATAAGTCCAGAGATGAGAGCTCAAATAGATATAGGCGGAAAAACGGCTCCAAGATCAATGGAAAACATTTCCTTAAACTCCAACTTACTTCAACTAATAGAACAAGACGCCGCATCTGGAAGTAATGAAGCAAATAGAATAATCGACAATATAAAACAAGGTTCTCACGTAGCAGACGTAGACGTTGCTCTGCAGGCTTCTGCTGATAGGTATAGGTCTTTAGGAACTCTAGATTTTAGGTTTGATGAAACAGGAAAAGTTATTGGTGATCAAATGTCAGAATTTGAAAGATATGGTAGAAATCTTATTTTAAGATCTCAAGCCATGACTCCAACAACTGACATTGGAAGCGTTAGCCATATGAGCGATGCTGTATTTAGGCACTTATCAACTAATGAAAAAGGAATGCAGGGAATAACACTAACGACAAAAGCATCTGATCTAGGATTATCATCTGATGCTGAAGGTTTTCTTGCATATTCTAAAGACAAAAAGAATTATACATTTAGAGCATTTGGATCAGACGCTGATGAGATAATAGAAGGTGCAGTAGCTAAGTCTCATATAACTAGGACACTAAACCAAGCTAGAGCAGAAGGTGAAGGAACATTAAGTACTCTTAATGTAGCTGGAAGAACAATGCAATTGACTAGAAATCTTGCAGATGAAGCTATTGTTAAAACAGGATTTAATTTTTCTCAAGCAACTGCAATAGATCAATCAATAAGAGCAAGAGATATCACTGCTGGAATAACAGCAGGAGACGACGATAGTTTAATTAGATCATTAGGATTAACTAATGAACAATTTGGTAAACAGCAAACATTTAGAAATATAAGCCAAAGAATTAAAGGAGCTTTTACTGGAGGCCCAGTTCATCAGATAGAAAATCCATTAACATATTCAGATGAAGCAATAGACTCTTATTATAGAAATGCAGCTGGGGCTGGATTGCCATACTCTAGCTTAAATGTTCAAAGTAGAGCTTTTTCTGTTGGTTTAGCTGAAGCTACTCATTCAATTGGTTTAGCAGCAAGAGGTACCGCAGCTTATGCAGCTAATGCTGATCTTACTACAGAGATGGGTTTGTCATTCTTTAAAATGCAAGACTCAGCTAGAATGGGAACAGTTACTTCGCAAGGAGATTATTTTGGCAGTAAAACAATGATGCCTTTTACTTCTTTATTCTCTGTATCTCAAAACACAGCTGCTAATAAAATATCTGATCAAATATTGTCAGTAAAAGCATTTGAAACTTTTAGCAACCCAATGGAAGATATTATGAGTTCTGATTTAAACAGGTTTACATTAAGTTTTGTTTCTGGAACTGGTGAAGGTGAAAGTAAACTTGCATCAAGAGTTAACTTAGTATGGGGAGCTAATCAATCATTAGATGAGGGTAAATCAAAACAGCTAGCTAATTTCCTATTAGACAATTCAGAAACATTTAGAGATACTTTACAAAATATTAAAGTTGGAGATCAAGATATTGGAACACAATTAGCAAGTATTACTCAAGCTAATAAAACAATGACAGGTTCACAAAGAACAGGTTTAGTTGATCAGATCTCTCAAAGTATTAGAGATAAAGGAATTGTTGTCGGATATGTTGAGGGCGATCCAGCTGAAGGAATATTTAATGCAGCAAAAAGAGCAGGTATCAACTTAGTTGATAATGATGTTAATTTAGTTAATCAGGCTATGAGAATAGCGCACGTAGACGAAGCTTCAAATATGCTAGTTATGTCAGCTATAAGTGATACAAAAGTTGATGAAGTAATAGGTAGATCTTCTGAAGTTGCTCAAGGTGAAGCAGCTAACGCATTTTCTAAATTAAAAAGATTATCAGAAGTATTTAATGACTCTTCAAAAAAGAGACAAGCTGCTAAAGTAGTACTTGAATCTAAAAATGCAAGTTCTTTAGATAGAATAGTGGATTTATCAAAAAGAGCAAGTAGAGATTTTGATACTCCAATGACAGATTTTTTTGTAAAAAATAAAAAAACAATAGGATTAGCTGGATTAGGTCTAGCTGCAGCTGGTATTGGTTACTATATGTATAACAATAGAAGAGAAGAAAAAAATATCCAAGAAACAATGGCTTACATGCCAACGGAGCCGGCAAGTAATAGAACATTCAGGCAAATGCAACCACCAGCTATGCCTCAAAGTACAAGAAGAGATCCATTGGTAACAGCTGGAGTTGTTGGGAATCTAGATAGAAATAAAGTTGGCCATACAAAAATGGGCCCAAATAAAAATAATCACCTTTACGGAGGATAAAAATGTCTTTATTAAATAGCATAGGAAGATCAGTCACAAGAGCTGGTTCGTCTAAAAAGGCTCTAATTGGAACTGGAATAGCTGCTGGTGCAATTGGGCTTGGTCAGAATACAACTGGAGCAGTGTTTGATGCCGGCAATGAAATTGCATTTGGCGATGAAAACGCTGATCAGTACTTTCTTGGGTCAAGAGGTCTTAGTCCAGGAACCTTATTAGAAGGTACCCTTGGGTCTTCTGGGGCTGCAGGAGTGGGAACAGTTGCTGGTGGAGTACTTGGTATGGCTGCAGGTGCAGGCATTGGTATTGGTGGAGCTGGAATGTTAAGTAATACCGAGTTTGCCAAAGATATAAATATTCCTAAAAATTTTGCAGATGATCTTCCATTAATAGGTGGCAAACAAGTTCCTTTACTTGGAGGGCAAAACCTTTTTAAAGCTGGAAAAATGGGTTCAGCTAGAGGAAGAGCAGTTGCATTTGGTCTTGGTGCACTTGGTGCAGTTGCCGGAGGCGCATACGGAGCATCAACATATACAAGAAGTCAGATAAATAGAAATGCAGATTTTTACAAACAAAGTCCATACAGTAGAGGATCAGCAATGCAGGCAGCTTCTACAAATGCATACGGGGATATGGTTCTCGGAATGCATAACTCTAGGAGGGGTTAATGGATCCAGATGAAGTCAATGAGTTAGGTGGGCAAAATGTTCCACTAGCATTTAGAATGATGGAGCATTTGCCATCTATTTCTGCATCTCTTGGATTTGCTCTTAGTCGTGGTTCAAACACTCTTTTGGGTGGAGGATTCATGGACGACAGAAAAAGGCTAGGTCCAGGTAAACTTGGAGGTTTTGCTAGTGGTTCTATGACCCCAAGTAATCCAACAGCTAAAGCCTATTATGGATCTTCTGCAAGAAGAGCAAGGCTAGCTTCTTCAGCAGGGTCGGCACAAGGAAAAATGGCCTTAGGCAAGGGTTCAAGAGTTAACCACATCACAATGAGGCCAAGAGCATTATCTAGATATAACTCTTTGACAATATTCAATGCTTCACAAAATACTCAATTCTATTCTCCTTTTCAGTTTGCATCTAGAGTTGTTGGAAATCAATTTGGAAAAAACGCAGCGTTTAGAAATGCTGTATACGGATCCTCAACGGCAGCTATTCCAAAAGAAGGTGTATTCCAAAGAGGAATGCTATCCATGATCACAGCTGGAAGAAAGTCTGATCTAATAGAGAGAAAAGCATTATCAGGCTCTGGTAGGGCAACAAAAAAAATGATAGAAGCTCAGAAGCAAGTTGGAAGACTTGCAACTATGAATAATGCATCTTTTGCTGCAGGTAAAACTTTTACTGGCGGTCAATTTGGCAGAATTGTCCCTAAGAGTGCAGGTCTTGGAATGATTGCTCCCGCAGGTCAAACTCTAACTGCTGCATCTCCAATGGCTACAGCATTATCAGGTGGAAACAAGGTTGGATTAACCGGAAACTTAATGGCAAGCGCTGGAGCTACTCAAGCATCAAGATATATGCAGGGATACTTTAGAGGGGCACTTGGCCACATAGACGCTGGAGGCTTAACAGATGAAGCTTTCAAGGGAGCTAAAATGGCTAAAAAACACTTAGTTAGTAGTTTTATGCAATCAGGATTAGCTGATAATGCAAAAGGTGGATTTAGATTAGCTAATGAAGTTTTTAAAACAGGAGCGTTTAAAACTTTAGGCACACGTGGCGTTTTAAAAACAATGGGAACAAAAACTGGAGCAATGGCACTTGGTGCAAGAGGTGCAGCAATGGCAATTCCTGGGCTTAACCTATTGGCAACTGCATCATTAGTTTATGATCTTGGAAAAATGGGTGGAGAAGTAGTTAAAAGTGGTATCAATTTAGCCAAAGATGCTGTAAAATCTATGAAAGGCTCTATGGACAAGCCACTATTTGGAATGGGATATAAAGATAATGAAGTTGCTGCTACATCTAGGTCTAGAGGAGTAATGGCAATACAAAACAGTCGCTTAAATGCCAGAAGTGCATTAGGTTCAGAGGCTGGGATGATGGCTTCACATTTTGGGTAATTTATGACTTTAGCAGAAAAAACAAAACATTTTAGAGAATCTATTGAAAGACTTTCAAGGGAAGATATCTTAGAAATTCTTAGAGCTCAAGATCCAGAAATTATTAAACAGATTAATAGAATCGAATGGGTGTTTGAAAATAAGCTCAATCATCTTGCATGGAAAGATGGATCTCCGGTAACATCAAGAACCTTAACTAATTACGAGTTATCTCTACTTGTGGATGAACCATTTGAAGTAGATAGAGAGCTTTTAGATTTAGGGATTAGCACCGAGCAACAAAGACAAATTCACGTTGCAAAAGATACATGTGTTTGGGGTAAGAACTTTCTTGGTGCAGAGACAAGAGTGTATCAAACTTTAATATTAAGAGATCCAGCTTTAAGAAAGGTTCTTAGAGCAGGTCGTCGTCTTGGAAAAACATTTAGTATGGCTTTGTATCTTATACATTATAGTTATACTCATAATGATGGTAGATCTTTAGTTATTGCCCCAATGAAAACACAAGTAGAATTAATCTATCAAGAAATTTTACGATTAGCATCAAAAAATGAAATTGTATCTAATTCAATTGTTAGAAAAGTTACTTCTCCTCAATTTATGATTCAATTTTCAAACGGATCAACAATTAGATTCTTTACTTCAGGCATGAGGTCAGGGCGGAAAATCAGACGTAGCTAGAGGTCAAGAAGCGCACGTTATTGTTCTTGACGAAATGGACTACATGCATGCCGATGACCTTGATGCTCTTTACGCAATGCTCCAGAAAACCGCAGAAGATCAACCAGATAAAGTTTTAATTGGAGCATCTACTCCAACTGGTAGAAGAGAAAGATTTTGGGAGTGGTGCACCTCAAATGTTAGGTTTAAAGAATTTTGGTTTCCTTCATATTGCAACCCATTTTTTAGTAAAGATCAAGAAGAAGAATTTAGACAAGAATATTCTGAATCTGGATATAGGCATGAAATTGAAGCAGACTGGGGGGAAGATGCAGAAGGCGTTTACCCAAGAAGGTATGTAGATAAATCATTTATGGATCCAGGTTGGAGCTATGAGCCAGAAATACAGTCAGCAAGAAGTTTTTATACAATTGGCGTAGACTGGGATAAATACGGCGCAGGAACAAACATTGTTGTATTAGAAGCATGCGCTGAGAATTATGAAGACGAAAGATTCAGAAGTAAAACAAGAGTTTGCTATAGAGAAGAAATTGTAAAATCAGAATTTACTTTAACAAAAGGTGTTAATAGAATTGTTGAATTAAATGAGATATTTCAGCCAAAACATATTTATGTCGACAGAGGTTTTGGTGAAGTTCAAGTAGAACTGCTTCATAAATACGGAGTAGAAAACCCATCTTCTAAATTAAGAGAAAGAGTTAAGGGAGTTAGCTTTGCTGAACTCATTGACTTAAGAGATCCTTATACAAAACTTCTAATTAAAAAAGAAATCAAACCATATATGGTTGATAATTTAAGGCAATACTTAGAAAACGAAGCAATAGTTTTTCCGGCGCAAGATGAAGAACTATACCTTCAATTGATATCTTACATAGTAGTTAGAACTACTTCAATTGGAAGACCAGTGTTTGAAGCCGGAGGATCAGCAGTCGACCACGCTCATGATGCATTGATGTTAGCTTTGTTGGCCATTACTCAAAACTATGGATCGCTTCATAAAATGAACTTTGCAGTCAAAGCAGAATCATTTTCAAATACCTTCTTTATGCCCAAGCCAACTTCTAATGATGATGATGAGGAAAAACCTTCGGTTATTAATAGATCAAACTTAAATAATGGTAGTATATCTAATAAAAGAAAATCTATTAGAAGAAATAATAATGGTTCTGTTTCAAGAAAGATGTTTTAATTATGTCCATGAATTCATTTGATCAAACCCAAACAGCTTCAGGAAGAATATTTAACGATTACTCCGTTAAAGAAGGCGCTTCAAGATCACTGCAAGAAGAGAGTCAGATAAGAAGAGCTGAGGAAAAGTTTAATGATATAGCTAACTTTGATACATATTCTTTCTCTAAGCCATATAAAATACCATTACACGTTGTTAGATCAAAAGTCAATAGAACACATAACCAAATACAAGAAGTTTATGATCTGCTTGAAAGACTTCTTAATAATGTTTATATTAGTCCAACTGTAGATCCAGATATGGAAGAATGTCATTTTCATTTGTGGGACGAATTAAATAAAAATAATAAAGAAATACTTTCTACATTTTACGAACAAGAAGATATGGTATTTACAGGTGGTTCTGGTTCTTTTAATGAAGAAACTGGAGAAAATGACAGAAAGGTACCTACGCCTAATTTTATTTCATTTAAACAATATTTATACGCAGAAGAACACGGTTGCAGGGGATGCAGGAAATTTGTTAAAGAGTATGACAAATTAATATCTCACTCTATATTTGTCCATCTTTTTGACTTTAGGTATTATCTAAAACTTTTACTACACGAATCCAACTGCATTAGGGAATCACTATTATATGACTTTGGAGCGGAATATGAAGATGAATCACAAGAACAAGCAGCAATTTTCTACTTCTCATGGGCAAAGATGGCAGAAAACCATACGAGGCTCGTTACCGAGGAACTCAATGAGAACTCAGACCAAATACCTTCTTCCGAAGTGGATCTCATCTCAAAAAAACAAGCAGCACAGTTTCAAGCATTTTTCTCGATTCGAGTAGCAGCATATACAGAAAGTATAGATAACTTACTATTTTCTATGAAAAAATACCTTCTTGATACATGTCATATATTTTATACTAAATATGTATCTCCATCATTAAAATTTAAATCACAAGTCGCAGCACCTCTTGAACTTGATCTTTTAACAACTTCCATGAGAACTTCAATGCCAACACTAGCAGAAGAAGTCGTAACTGCGGTTAACTCATTTAAGGGAAACTTTGGATCAATACTTACTGACATGGTTCAAAGAAGAAGTAATATACAGCAAAAATTTGATAATTTACTTTCATTAAATATTCAAAGAAAAAAATATATATCATACATAGATCAGTTGTCGGTTAAGGCTAGTCCTAGACCAAAGATAATATTAAACATCAATGAAGATAAACACTCTTTTCTTTTTGATCAAATAACTATTGATGATAGTTCTAGGATGTCATTATCTTCTGTTCATGGAAATTTAGATAGTCTAAATGATAATGACCATCCTCAGTACTTAATGAGATCTGGCGGAACAATATTTGGCGATATTATTATGGCAGAAGGGGTAACGATAGACGGTGTCGATATAGACACACATGCCCATACAGGCGAAGATGGATCTGTTAGAATAAAATCAACCGACATAGATTATGAAACACCTAGAGAAGAAACTACGCTTTTGCAAAGCGCAGATGGAAGCTTACTTGAAGTTAGCATAAATGCTTTTGAGTCCAGTATTAAAAATGGTGGAGTCCCAACAGTTAATGCGGTTGTTAATATTTCTATTCCAGACAGTTATTCAGATAAGTATGAATACGAAATTGTTTACTTGGAGGCTAAGTAATGGCTTGGTTTGATGTATATAAATCAGAAATATCTGTAAGCACAGGTCTAACAGTTTTTTCCTCAAAGCAAATACCGTTAAAAAGAGTAATTAATATTTCTGAAATAAATAATAACGTAGCTGCTGGAGAGCAGATATATGTTGATTTATTAGATAAAAAGATTAATAAATTTATTAACTCATCACTAGAAAATGTTACGGATAACTATTCATACTTAGTTGTTTTAGAAGACCACGCAGATGAAACATTTTTTCTTCCAGTTAAAAGTAGGGTTATAGATAACATATTATATTTTTACGCAGAAGAAGATATAGATATAGATATTGACACAACGAGATACTATGCAATATATTATGGTTTAACTAATATAAAAAATATTGAATTAACACTTGCATCTATTGATGCAACTCCAAAAAACGTATGGGTAATTTCCGACATAGCTCCTTCAGTTGAAGGTTCATACTCTGACATAGCAACTGCTAACATTAATTACTATACAAGTTCAATAACAAGTTCATCATCTGGAAAATATAGCCTTGCGTTGTATAATGATGGCGCCGACTGGAAAGATAATACATCAGAAAAAGTAGGCTCTAAAGCATTTGGCATTTTTGATGGACCAAGGCTAAAAGTTGTTGGCCCTAAAGGTAAACAATATGGAAAATTTAAAATAAGAATTTTTGAATATACAGATCAAGGAGTCATCTCCGTTTATCCAACAGTGGATTGGACAGAAGTAGATTGTTATTCAGCAATAGATTTATCTGACCAAATCTTATATTCTAAAATAGATTTACAATATAAAAAATATATATTTGAATTAGAAACTTTAGCAGAAAAAAACATAATGGCAATAACAAACTCTGTTAAAATAGATAAATATGAATTTTCTCCAAATTATAAATTAACCTATAGTCAAGAAGAAATAAATCCAAACTTAGCATTTATTACAATAGCAGGATTAAGATAATGGCAGAAATTAAAAAAACTATATCCGATTTAACTCCACGGAAAAGAATATATCCTTGCAGTTAGAGCTAAAGATCCAGAGCTTAATATAGTCTCTAACTATACAGATATAGTTAGATTTACTGCACCAACAGACACGACAATCCCGGCAGAACTTCAAAATCTTGAAATGTTTGCTTCATTTCAAAATGTTCTTTTTGTTTTTGATAATGGAACAGATGATGACTTGGCCGTATATGAATATGAGCTATATGAAGAAAGCGACATAGTCAATCCAAATACTCCACCATATGTACTTAAACCAAATCCATTAATTGCCGGTCAGTACGTTCCTCCATTTAAATCTGGAGCAGGAAACTCTAGTGTATTTGCCGTCCCGGTTGAAGGTAGCTATATAGATACAGAGAACGATAATATTGTTGTTCAGAAAAACTTTTTTGGCAGAGTAAGAGCAAAGGATACTTCTGGCAATGTTGGATCCTGGACTGCTATTAAAAAAACAGATCCATCAACGCCGCTTATTGATAGTCAATATATTGTTAGTCTAACGGCAGATAAAATTAAAGCAGGAACAATAAGTGCAGCGAAAATAACATTAGAAGGAGCTTCTGATTTAGAAACTATTATTCAATCAAAAACTTATGATACATCTTCTGGAATGCAAGGTTGGTTTATTTCGGGCGATGGTCACTTTAGTTTTGGTGGTCCCGATGGAATAACTTATGATAATGAAACTATTGTTATTGGATCTGATGTCCAAGTTACTGCAAATTTAGCTGCAGATAGCATTTCTGTTCCGACTAGTGGAACGCCTAAATTAAATATAAACTCTGGAATTGGTTCAGGAGTTGGAGGAATGACATTAGGTGATCCAACTTATAATTACTGGTACGCCAATGGTAACTTTAGCGTTGGTAGCTCTACGGCTTACGTTAGATGGAACGGCACAAGTCTAGAAGTAAAGGGATCAGTTACTGCTACAAGCGGTACCTTTACTGGAACAATCAGTGGTTCAACAATTATTGGAAATAATATATCTACTGGCGATATATATATAAGGGAAGCCGCTGGTTCAAATTATTTCTTAACCTATTTGCTTGGTGATTATTTACAAATAAAAAGAACTCAATCAAATTATTCAACCATTACTGGAAGTGGAGCCTTTTTAGGTTATTATGATACTGGAGGTGGCGCAGACACTCCTTATGTAATAGTTAATTCACTTTCTCCTTGGCCAGCTGCTGGTGGAAACTATGCATACATGAAACATGACGGGACTATCTATGCTACAAATTATATTCAAGCACCAACCTTTATTGGGGCTTTGAGTGGAAATGCATCAACCGCATCCAATGCAACTGTTGCCCAATATGTAGCAAATGATTCATTTAATGCTCGTTTTCATTGGAGTGGTCAGTCAGGGCAACCAACATGGCTCTGGGGTTCAAATAATGGTTCAGACTATTACGTTTGGAATCCAAGTCAATTTAGCGTTGCAAGCGCTACCACTGCCACTAACCAAAGTGGAGGTACCGTCGATGCAGCAACTGTTATTCTTGCTGCTGGTTCTGGTTATAGATCGGCAGGGAACTTTGCCACCACAACATCAACCACCATAACAGCAAGAATTGTTGATGGCGGTGGTTTTCAGGTAATGAGAGCACAAGGATCAATGAGGTCTCTTAAGGACGATATCCAACCTATTGTAAATGCAGTAGAAAAATTATCACATTTAAGACCTGTTTCTTTTGTTGAAAAACCAGAAGGATGGGAAGATGAGTTAGGTCTTCAATTAAAATCTCTTGATAGACACTTTGGCTTAATAGCAGAAGAAGTAGCAGAAGATTTTCCTGAACTTGCAGCATTTGGATACCCTGGCGGTTACCCTATGAAAAATGATGAAAATGGAAAAGAAATTGTTGACCAAGAAGAATTAATAAAATTTGAAAAATATGTTCCTATATCCTGGAGGGAAATGGGAGCAATACCACTTTTAATAAAAGCTGTTCAAGAATTGTCAGCAAAAATAGATGAATTAGAAAATAGACTTTAAAGGATTAAAAATGTCAGTATTATTATACACTTGTTACTCAAATGTTGATTCAGCAAATTTTGCAATTAACACACAATATACTGGGGGTTTTCCCATTAGGGGTGGCTTTAAAAATCTTGAAGACGCAAAAAGCATATGTGATACACCTGTAATTGTTGTAATAGAAATTAAAGATGGAGCAATAGAGGATGGAGAGTTAGACTTTCCAGATAATATGGAAATCTATAAATCTGAAGATGTTTTATCTGTAAAAATTTTAGAAGAGATATAGATGTATTGCAAAATGTAGAATAATTAATGATATAATATTTTGTGAAAACTATTTTTTAGGAGACCCATGCAAGATCAAAATCTAGATATCAATTTAGTAATACAAGTTTTTCAAGATAAAGTATCTCAATTGATGATGGAAAATATAATTAAAGATGCAACTATAAAGCAGCTTACTAATCAAATTGAGATCTTATCAACACCTTCTTTAAAAGAAGAACTAAAAGAAATAAAAAAGGATAAATAAATGTCACAAGAAAATGAAACAATTGAAGTAGAAGAATTAAAACAAGAAGAAGCATCAAAAGAATTCACAGTAACCATTATGATTAGTGATAAAAACTTAAGTTACAAAAGTGATTTCAACGAAGCAGAAACAGTTTTTTGGCTTGAATCAGTAAAAGCTCTTATTTTAAAGAGAGCATTTGATGCTGCCGGAGAAAACAACTAGTCATAGTGGTATTTTCCGCTACTATTAGTTAAAATTAAAATCGTAGGAGTCTAAATGGCAATTAGAGACTATTTACCGTTTGTTCAAAATAGTTCAGCTGACTTTTTTGCAAAAACGTTAGAACCAGAACAAATTAAAAACTTATCAAAGGCATTAAAGCCAGCAGCTTTAGCTCTTGGCTATCAAGGCTCAACGTATTATTACAATACAAGATCCACCTTTGAGCCTTCTCCTTATGATTTTGACAGAATACTTCAAGCAGTGGATACTGACTCCTATGTAAAGCAAGCCACTCTAAAGTATAAAGAACTTTTCTGGAAAGAAGGCTGGAGTATAACTGGTGAAAACTCAGAAGCTGTAGCTTATTTGCATCAAAGAATTGACTTTATGGAAATGGCAATGAGAAGGCCATTTATAGATTTCTTAACAGAAGTAGCTGATCATTTAATTAAGTTCTCAAATGTTTTTATAGTTAAAGCAAGAGGAGATATGTCTGAATATTTTCCTCAAAAACTTAATCCAGTAAATGCAGGTCAACCAATCGTCGGTTATTATCTTATTCCAACTGAACAAGTTAGGATCTTAAGAGATAAATTTAACAGACCAAAAGCATATCAGCAGCAAACAGATCCAACTACCTATGGGCCTACCGATAAGGATCCAGTATGGACTGCTGAAAGAGTTATACATCTTCATTTTGATAGGAAGACCGGAAGAGCTTTTGGTACGCCATTTATGAGTTCGGTCTTAGATGATGTTATAGCTCTTCGTCAATTAGAAGAAGATATTCAAAACCTCGTACATAGAGAGCTGTTTCCCTTATACAAGTATAAGATCGGAACCGCCGAACAACCAGCTGAGCCAGAAGAAATAGAAGATGCTGCATTTCAAGTAGAAAACATGAGATCTGAAGGTGGTTTAATACTTCCTTATAGGCATGATGTTGAAGTAATCGGAGCAAATAATGCATCGCTCGATGCAGCAAATTACCTCAATCACTTCAAGGAAAGAGTTGCAATTGGACTAGGAGTAGCACCTCATCATCTTGGCATGATGATGGGTGGCGGCAATAGATCTATGACAGACAGACTTGATACTGCTTTGTATGATAAGGTAAAGCAATATCAGAAGCATCTTTCTGAGATGATAAGAGTCCACATATTTAATGAACTATTATTTGAAGGCGGATTTGACCCAATAGTAAATCCAATGGATTCTGATATTTCAGACAGATGTTTTTTTAAGTTCAATGAAATTGACGTTGATACTCAAGTTAAAAAAGAAACTCACATTATTCAGAAGTTTACCAATTCTGTTATTACATTACCAGAAGCAAGAGTCCAGCTTGGCATAGATCCAGCTTATGAAAAAGAAGAATTATTTGCTGGAATTCAAGCAGAGATTCAAATGGATATGGCTAAAAATCAAGCTGAAATAACTGCGCAAAATGCACCGTTACCAAAAACTTCAGATGGCCAACAGTCAGCTAATAAAGGTCAAAGAAACTTGCCTTCAAATAAAAAAGGTCCAGGAAATATAATTAGACCACAAAATCAACAGGGCAGAAGAACTTCTCCAAATATTAGAAGATCAGATCTGACATGGTTGTCTGTTATTGAAAATGCTCTAGAATCAGAGTATAATGTTATAGATATAGTTGAAGTGATAGAAGAGGACAAGAAAGGTCCAAAATGAAAATTAATTCAGAAGTTAGCAAACTTGCAAGATTTGGTGAAGATGCCATTGAAGGTTTTAATACCGCAGTAGAAAATGGTCAGGCAAGATTGGCAATGTCAATTCTTGTTGATGTTATAAATGCATTTGACGAAAAGTTTGACGATATTGATGAAAAGTTGGCAGTAACAATTAAGCCAGAACAAACTTTAGTAGAAGAGCCAAAGGCAAAAGCAGAAGAGCCAAAGCCTAAGGTTAAGGAACAAACAACCGCTTAAGTATGAAGTTAATAATTGGCTGCCCTATATACAATAGAGCATGGATATTTCCATACTGGATTTCCTGCATTCAAAAACAATTTCTTAATTTAGAAGATGTTGGTTTTGTTTTTGTTGCATCAAAAGATGATACAGAAACAATATCTTTACTAGAAGACTGGAGAGATAAACATCCAGAAGTTTCTGTATTTGATATAATTTACCCTGAAAATGTTAATCATTTTACTCATGCAGAAGGGACTAGAAATTGGACCATTTCTAAATATGAGAATATGGTAAATTTGAGAAACTGCCTGCTTAAGAAGGTTAGAGAATATCAACCTGATTATTTTTTTAGTTTAGATTCTGACATTTTATTAGTTAATCCAAATACAATACAATTATTAATATCTCACATAAATAGTGGGGCCGATGCAGTTAATACTTTAATGTTCATGACTCCTGTTGGAACAATGTTTCCAAGCGTAATGAAATGGGTTAATGAGCCTGGCAAAAAAGCTCATAGGGATCAAAAATTTCCTCTTGGTGAATATTTTGAAGCAGATGTTATTATGGCTGCAAAAATGATGTCAAAAAACGTTTACAACAACGTTGATTACCAAATACATCAACAGGGGGAAGATCTCGGATGGTCTGCAAGTTGTGCAGAAAAAGGATATAAACTTTATTCAGCATCATATATTTACTCAATTCACGTAATGAGTAAACAGATGTTATTTGATATTTTGAAGAATAACGATCCAAGAAGTGACATTACCTTGAAAAGTTTATCAAAAGTATGATATTCTTATATAATAATGTTTATTCTAGGATAAATTAATTTACTATAGTGATTAACATTCAGTCACTCTTTTGGAGATACGATGGCTTTTGAGTTCATAGAAAATTTTACTATTCAACTTCCGGATATTAGTGAAGCAGAATATAATTTTTCTGAATCTTTTAATACAAATTATGGTTTAATTATAGAAGTTGCAGCAATACACGAACGGACTTACTGCTAACTATAATAATTATTCATCTACAGAACTAGAGAAGGCTCTTCAGTCATGGGTCGAGCCTTACCCTAAGCCTATCATTCTAAACCATGATCTTAACACAGAGCCTATTGGTAGAGTTATGGCAGCCAAGATGGACAAAGAAGTTGACGGAAGCCCGTTCGTTAGATTGCAAATTGCAATAACTGATCCAGTAGCTGCACAGAAGGTTCTAGATAAAAGATACCTTACTGGTTCAGTTGGTGGAAGAGCAGGAAAAGCTGTCTGTTCAATTTCTGGAGAAGACCTTGCCACAGAAAGTGAAGGCGGAAGGCCTAAGCTTCCTAAGTACAAGAGGGGCCAAGTCTATAAAGGAAAACTTGCATTCATTGATATGCAAGATATTTCCTTTAAAGAGTATTCATTTGTAAATCAACCAGCAGATGGTAAGTCTAGCGTTAGATCAACTTCTGCTATATCTGATAAAGATTCAAAACCTTCATCAGAAGGTTGGGTCGCCAAGAGCTCTGCTTTTGTGCTTCATATGAATGAAGAAGATATCTATTCAATAGAAGAGCATGATTCAATTTTCAAAAAAATGAATAAAAAAGAATCAAAGCCCTTATATCTTCACTTAAAAGGAGCTTTCCTTAGTGCTATGGCAATACAGGAAAGCGAAAATGAGCATAATTCAACAGTTTCATTACTATCTAATGAGGAAACTGCCAAAGAAACTGATCTACAGGAGAAATCTAACATGGATGTTCGCAATCAAGAGAAAGATATCTTAGCTGTAACTGAAGAGTTGAGCGAAGATCTTTCTGCAATTGCTTCTTCAAAGTCTGAAAAAGACGAAGAAGTTAAGGAAGAAGAAGTTCCAGCTGAAGAAACTTCAGAAGAAGAAGTTACAGTATCAGCTGAAGAAGAAAATAAAGAATCTCAAGAAGAAGTAGATGATTCAGAAGAACAAGCCTTAGTTGCTGTTGATTCCGAAGAATCTGTTGATTCAAAAGAAAATACAGCTGACGAACAGAAGGCTGAAAAAGATCAAGAGCCAGAAGAGAAAGTCGAAGACCTCAGCGATAAGGCTGAGCAGCCCGCTGAGCAAGAAGGCGACAATCTCAATAAGATTAAGGCTCTTGAAGAAGAGAATGCAAAGCTTAAAGTAGCACTTCATAGAATTCTTGTAGAAAGAGTTGTTGATGCAAAGATTAGCGCAGGCGTTGAAGAAGATACATCGAGAGATGAGCTCATTGAGTCACATGTGACTCGTACAGCTTCTTCTTTGGCCGATTCGCTTAGAGATCTAGTAAAGATGCCAGTCCGCAAGGCTCGTTCTACTGGAGTGCCAGAGTTTAATAATGAATCAACAGTTGCTATTGACGAACAGAATGTAACAACCGTTGATGAAGAAGGAAACTTTGCTTCTTCGAAAGAAGAAGTATCAGTTGAGCAAGTATTTGTAGACGCCCTAATGGGCCGTCGTAAACTTTAGAAACAAGGAGATAATTAAAAATGAGTTTAGCTAAATTTCGCAAAGTAGGCACTAAAACCGGTGCTGGTCGCTTTGTGGTTTCAGAAGGTATTGCTCCAGCAGCATACCTCCTTCCACATCCTGGTCTACCAACTTGGTATCTTGACTCAGAAGACGACCGTTTTGAGATAGTAATCCCTAAAGGAACTATCCTTTCTGTCGTAGCAGATGCAAATGGTGACGCAAGAATCGTACCAGCTAATGGTACTGGTTCAAGCCAAGCCTATGGTGATAATATGCCTGCAAGTTGGGATCCGCTAGATGGAGCAACTCCAGCTTACAGCTCTGGTGCAACTGATACAGTTACAGTTGCGGCAAGATCGGTTCCAATCGGTGTTGCACAGTATGACCTGTACCGTCCTTTTGATAAGGGCACCTCACAGGGCGCTGGCTTCATTACCCATGGTTATGTTGAATACCCAATGGTAAGTGGAATTAACAACACCGTAACAGTCGGTAGCGTTGTTCGCTCTGACCATATGGGTCGTCCAGTGTTGGCAGCTGCAGCCAACTTCCTTGACGGAAGCGATGTCTATTCTTACCTCCAGGTTGGTAAGGTAGTCGAAGTAGAAAAGTTTGCAACCAACTTTGATGATGGTTTGCTTTCTTACATGCAGCTTCCTTCAGATCCAGGTGCACTTAAGACAGTATTTGAACTTACCCGTTCAGGCACTTTCTCAGGTAAACTTGGTATCCGTAGTAATCTGGATGTCAACAACGTCATTGGCGCTTTCCGCGTCAACCTAACCTTATAATACTAGCAGGAGGAAAATCCTAAGATGAGTAAAACAATCCAAGAACTTCTTTCTGGTCTCCCAGCATGGGAAGCAGCATTATCAGAGGATGGGTATATCGATGAGAACAATAGAGTAACCGTAAGGGAAGCATTTGCATCACCTGATGCAGCAATACTTTTCCCCAAGATTATCTCTCGTACTCTAAAGGAAGCAGCTGAGCCACAGCTTTTGGTAACTCCTTTGCTTTCAACAGTACGCCTTGGCAAAGGTCGTTCCCTCGAATTCCCAGCCGTTAATGCTATTCAAGCAGCTGAGATCCCAGAAGGACAAGAGTATCCAGAGCAGGCACTCGCCTTTGCAAAGCAAATTGAGGGTAAAGTCTCAAAGAAGGGCGTGAAGTTAGCATTCACCGAAGAAGTCATCACTGACTCACTTTGGGACATTGTTGGTCTTCATGTTCGTGCAGCAGGTCGTGCTATGGCACGTCTCAAGGAACAAATCGCACTAAGTCGCTTCAAGGACGCTGCAACAATCGTCTTTGACAACGACAGTGGGTCTTATGATGACACAACTGGTAAGGGTTTCAGTGGCGTAGCCAATGGAACAGTTACTTGGGATGACATCGTTGACATGGCGGCTGTTCTTATGGCTGAAAAGCACATTCCAACAGACTTTATACTTCACCCACTTATGTGGTCGGTATTCCTTAAGGATAGTATCTTCCATGCAGGTGGCGCAGCTTCTGCTGTTGGCACAAGCTGGGGATACCGTCCTCAGTCACCGGATGCAGCACTCAATGCAACCGCTCCAATGGGTCTTAATGTTTTGGTTTCACCATTCGTTAGCTTTACAGCTAAGAGTGGCGCAACCGCAGCTAAGTCAGACCTTTTCTTGATTGACCGTAATGAGGTTGGTACACTCCTCGTTAAAGATGACATGACAACAGATCAGTTTGATGATCCAAGCCGTGACATCCGTCAGCTTAAGATGAAAGAGCGTTATGACATTGTTATGCTTGGTGACGGTGAAGGTATTACTGTTGCTAAGAATGTAAGCCTAGCTCGTAACTACGAGGTTCAGCTCACTAACGAAGTTTAATAACCTTAGGACAATTATAGTTATGGCCACTAATCATGGCAGTCCGTGGGATAAGGGGTGGTTGCGAAAGCTTCCACCCCTTATCTTTTTTTATAAACAAGTATTACTAATTATGTATACGTCAATAAGGAGAGAATGTGGCCCTATATCTTATAGAGAGCGCTAGTGTTGATTCTGAAGTAGTAGTTATCAAATTTGGAAGAACTGTTAAAATCAGTTCATTAATAAATTCAAATTTTATTGTTCAAACAACAGCTGCTACTCCAGTCCCTGTTGCTAGTCCATTTACTCCCATAAATACCATTAGTGACTATAATCAAATATCCAGAACGCTAAGACTATTCTGGGATGTTCAACTTCAGTCTGGTCAAGAATATGTTGTTAGAGTAGCAAATTTACTAGATGCAGTAAATGAGACTATTGCAGAAGAGCAAATAAAGTTTACAAAGTCAGATGACGCTACCCCTTCAACTATTACATCTTTTCAAGAGCCTTTGTATGAAGAGATATTAATAGAAGACAAGTCAGTCAGAGCAGATGCATTTTCTACTGTTCAAATTTTAGCCAAGAACCCTAACTTCTATATAGTTTCTGTTGATCCAGAAAACGGAGCATTTTATATAGATAAAAAATATAGCGATGGTAGAGTTACTATTCAATTTAACGCAAGGCCAGCTTCAAACTTTTTAAATACAAAATATTTTAAGGCTCAAAAGAAAAAAATACAAAGAACACCATCAAGATGGGAAAATGTTGGAGCAAAAGTCTCAATGCACTCTTGGAAGCCAGAGGTATATATAGACTTTCCATCATTTGATGCAACTCCAGTATTCAATGTAGATGGAAAAGAATATTATGAAACTGGATATAAATATAGAGTAATTTTATCAAAAGATATAGGCATATAGAGTGGCTAATTTTGTTTACAAAAAAGCAAAACAAGCTATTCTAAATGGTCAATTTAATTTTAGTGCTGATTCATTTAGAGTAAGCTTCATTAAAAGTTCATACATTCCAAATGAAAATTCTCATGAATTCTTATCTGACGTACCAGCTCTCAGCATTGCTTATACTTCAGAAAATATTACTGGAATAACAAACAACTTAGGAATTATAGATGCTGAAGATTTTACTTCTACAATTTCAGCAGATGTAGCATTTAATGCAATAATTTTTTATAAAGTTGGGTCTAATGATGGAAATTCCAGACTACTATTTTATATAGACAGCTCAACTGGTTTACCATTTACTGGTTCCTCAGAAGCAGTTACTGTTGTTTTTAACTGGAATAATGATATCAATAAGATACTTTCTATATAGGAGAATTGGAAATGGCAACAAATTATCCAAATAGTTTAGATGTTTTAATCAATCCAACATCAACCGACAGTTTAAATTCTACAACAGTTCCACACCATTTGCAGCACGCAAATTTAAATGATGCAATGGAAGCAGTTCAAACTGTTTTAGGACTAAATCCAGCTGGATCACATTTAACTATTAAAGATAGAATGGCTGCTTCAGAAGCTTTAAACGGATTGAATGACGTTACTATTACATCTGTTGCAACCGGTAATATCTTGCGATATAACGGCTCTGAATGGGTCAATCATGCTGAAGTAAATTTAACCGACGGAGGAAATTTCTAAAATGCCGAATACAATTAGAATCAAAAGAAGATCTTCAGCAGGAGCCGTTGGTGCACCATCATCTCTTGAGAATGCAGAATTAGCTTACAACGAAGCTGATGATGTTTTGTATTATGGTAAAGGTACCGGTGGAGCAGGCGGAACTGCTACAAGTGTTGTAGCAATTGCTGGAACAGGTGCCTATGTAGGTATTTCTGGCACTCAAACAATTACTGGAAATAAAACTTTCTCAGGCACTTTAGATCTTGGTTCTTCTGCAATCGCAACAACAAAAACGGCTAACAACAACTCTACAGCAGTAGCAACTACTGCATACGTAGATTCAGCAGTAAGTGGAGTTAGTGCATTTGGTGGATTAAGTTTTGCTGGAGACACTGGAACTACTCAAAGCATTGCAAGTGGTGATACTCTAAATGTTCTTGGTGGAACTGGCTTAAGTTCAGTGGCTTCCAATACAGACACTGTTACAGTTAACCTTGACAATACTAGTGTAACAGCCGGCTCATATGGTTCTGCTAGTGCAATCCCAACCTTTACAGTTGACGCTCAAGGTCGTTTGACCGCAGCTGGAACAGCTTCTATTTCTACTTCATTCACAGTAGATGCAGATAGTGGTTCAGACTTAACAATTTCTGGTGGAGATACCTTTAGAATAATTGGTGGCACTGGCTTAACATCAACGGCTTCTGCAACCGACACACTTACTTTGGACCTCGATAACACAACCGTAACTGGTGGATCATATGGTTCTGCTTCATCGGTTGGAACCTTTACGGTTGATGCCCAAGGTCGTTTGACGGCAGCAGCTTCGACTACTATAGAAATTGCGCTTGGAACAAATACTTCAGGAAACTATGTAGCAACAATAACTGGTGGAACTGGCGTTACCTCTTCTGCAGCAACAACAGGTGAGGGAACAACTCACTCATTGTCAATCGGTCAAGATGTAGCAACGTCTGCAAGCGTAACATTTGCAGGACTTACGCTTAATAGCGGAAGCATGGTTTTTGAAGGTGCAACCGCTAATGATCATGAAACAACCCTTGCTGTTACAGATCCAACCGCAGATAGAACAATTACTCTGCCAGATGCAACTGGCACTGTAGCACTTACTAACAATAAGCTTTCGGATTTTGCAGCCACTTCTTCATCAGAACTTGCTGGAATTATATCGGATGAAACTGGTACTGGAGCACTTGTATTTGCTAATACGCCAACACTTGTAACGCCAAACATCGGTGCTGCTACTGGTACATCTCTTACCCTTTCAGGTGACTTAACAGTTAATGGTACAACAACTACGATTAACTCAACAACCATCACAGTTGACGATAAGAATATCGAGCTTGGTTCAGTAGCAACTCCAACAGACGCAGGTGCTGATGGTGGCGGTCTTACGCTCAAGGGCGCAACAGACAAGACCTTTAACTGGATTGATGCAACTGACGCATGGACTTCATCCGAAAACATGAACCTTCTAACTGGTAAGTCGTTCTTAATCGCAGGAACTTCTGTACTTTCTGGATCAACCCTTGGTTCAGGAGTAACCGCATCAAGCCTTACCTCAGTTGGCACAATAGCAACTGGCGTATGGAATGGTACGGCAATAGCCATAGCTAACGGTGGAACCGGCTCTACAAGTGCTGGAGACGCTCGTACGGCTCTTGGATTGGCAATTGGCTCTGATGTACAGGCCTACAACTCTACGCTTGCTGCAGTGGCTGGTGGAACATACACTGGCGATGATAGCATTACAACTGTAGGAACTATTGCAGCTGGTACTTGGAATGGCACAGTAATTGGTTCAACTTATGGTGGAACCGGAGTAAACAATGGAGCTAGCACCATTACTCTTGGTGGTAACCTTGTTACATCTGGCGCCCATGCTACTACACTCACTACAACCGGCACTACGGGAGTAACTCTTCCAACAACGGGAACTCTTGCTACTTTAGCTGGATCTGAAAGTCTTACAAATAAGACAATTGATTCTTCTAATATAGGCGCAACAACTAAAGGCACAGGAGCTTTCACTACCTTAACATCAAACGGTGCTACAACATTTACTGCAGCAACAGCGTCTTCATCTTACACAACTGGTACTTTAGTTGTAACTGGTGGAGTTGGAATATCTGGAGCTCTTTATGGAAACAGTAGTGCTTTGGAAGGCTTTATAGTTGACGGTGGAACTTTCTAAGACTATAATTAACTAGGACTTTATCTATGGAGTAGAAATGACAAATAAATGTAATATACTATTTGTCAACAGGTTAAATTATGGCTATTAATAGTGGAAATACATCAGGTACGAGAAAAAATAACGTACCAAATATAGTTGGAGATAAACCAGCAGTTGCCGACCCTAAGTTAACGGCAGCCGAGTTTACTAAACGGAACTGTAACTAATACTGCTTTAAATGATCTAACTCCTGGGCAACCATTATTAACAAGACTAGATGAGATTCTTTCTTCTAATCCTGTTGCTAATACTGTATATCCAAGAAAAGAAGCAGTAGGCTATACTAAGTATAGTCCTTACTTCCCACCGTTTTTTCCACCATTCTTTCCTCCTTACTTCCCACCATTCTTCCCACCATTCTTTCCTCCTTACTTCCCACCATTCTTCCCACCATTCTTTCCTCCTTACTTCCCACCATTCTTCCCACCATTCTTTCCTCCTTACTTCCCA